TCAATGGGGTCAAATATCTCTTGCTCCCCTCCTAAGCAGCGATTACCCCCCATTACATCAACTATTTTACGCTTATCTGCATGAACCGCAACTTGGTGCGCCTGGGGTTCATAATTGTAGAACATACCCTCTTGCTTCTTCTTAGCCAGTGTTTCAATATACTCCGCTGCCGCCGAAGCCTCTGCCAGAGACATCCCATCCACCATGGCGTCCAGTTCCGCCTCTGTCATCTTGCGCTTAGGCTCGGACACTTGTATTCCCCCTTAAAGGACTTATCATAAGGATAGACCGATACCCGGTCAAAAATGCCCAATTCCGGGCGTAACCCCAAAAAGAGGTAAAACAATGAAGACGGTCCCTGAAATTCTCGCGGTGAAGTATCACCAGACCATTGGCACGGGCACTATCCAGACTCCCGGCCATTCCACCCTTGCCGAAGCGGCTGTTGTCGTTCCGCCCCAGGCTTTTGCTGACGGTCCTCACGGCGAAGTCCTTGGTGAGCATGTTGACCACATGGAAGGCCACGAGAAGATCCTGGATGCCCATGCCAAGGAAGGCCATCTTGGCGAACACTTCATGCATGTCCATCACGAGATGACCCGAACCGATGGTTCCGTTGGTCTTGAGAAGGACCATATGGACCAGTACAAGTACAATGGCGCTGAAGGCCATCCCCATGAGCTTCGTGGTGACGGCGTTCGCCATAACCCTCATCACCCCAAGCATCCCCATCACAGCCGAGCCCACAAGACTCCGCACAAGTAAGGAGTCAATATGCCTTTGAAGCCAATCAATGTGACTCCCAGGCTTTATCCGCACAAGTTCAAGGCCCCCTACCTTCAGGGCGATGATCGCGGCGGCAACGTGGCCCATCAGAACATCACGGTTCGCAACTGTGAGACTGATGAAATCTTTGAATGCCATTCGGCTGAACCTGCATCCCGAGATCCCTATGATCCGGTCAACATCAAGGGTGCTTATCTGAAGCGCGTCGAGAAAGAACGCGAACAAATTAAGACAATGAACCCGAATAGCCCTAATACGTAAGCAAGTAGATTCAGGGCGATTCCCCCAGCCCCCGCTTCGGCGGGGGTTCTTCTTTTCATCCCGCATCTTCTTCCCCAAACTCAGGCACAGCCTTGGGGACAGGTGGCGGCGGCGGATAGGCTTCGACCTCAATGATGTCTGAGACAACCTCACCCCTAAGCAGCATCTTGAGTTTGCGCTTGACCTCTGCTTCGTTTTTGTTGTCCAGGTTCTCTGTCTGAATGACCTTCTTCTCCCGGAACTTCTCGGACTGGAGTGCAGCCCTCTGCATCAGAAACCCGCTCTGTGCCTTGGCCACGGCAATCTGGCCTTTCTCTGCATTCGAGTGCAACCCCATGATGATTTCCTGGGCCTGATCGACAAAGGTATGAGCCTGGATGTTCTCAGCCACTTCCAGTTCACGCCTGAAGTCAGGGTAATACTGAAGCCACCGAGCCACTTCCAGCATGGTTGGAGTGCCGTTGACGCCCCGGCAAATGTCACGCAGCGTCTTGCCTTCAGTAACCGCCCAGGGGATATACTGCATCATCTGGTAGCGATTGGCCGGTTCATCCTGAATCCGGTAGATTTCTTCCCGAGCATCAGCCTTGATCCGTTTGAGGATATGGGCATATGTCCGGTCCGACATGATGCCGCCCTTGCTCTCGCGGCTTTCCCTGATGAAATCTTCGTCCGGCTTGTAATTCATGGCCGTTGCACTTGGGCCTTCCAACGGCTTTGGCAAATCGTTCCTGGTCCTTGCCTTGGCCTTGTTCACCCCAACCGGCAGGATCATGATCTTTCGCTCTAGCGGGTGAATGGGGATGCTACCCAACTCAATGCCTTCATCTTCAGCCAGATCGAAAATATTGGACTTGTTGAATCCCCTGCCACCACCCTGCCTGCCATTGGCATAGACATCAGCATGGAGATGTTCCGGGAACTCCCCACAGATCCAATCGCAACTATAACCATGGATATTGCTTATGTTACCTTCAAATATTTCCGGGATATGCTTTGGCTTTTCCTTGGCCCCTTTCCAATATTCACGGCCAATCTGCTTCGCCAAGCCATTGGTGAGATAGAGTATATGCCCACGCATGAACCCAACCTTGCGGATCTTGCTCATGCCCGTGGTTGGAAGCTGAATCACATAATTGCTGCCCTCAACCTCGCGCAAGAGCGGGATGATATCCACCAGATCACGCACCACTAGGAACAGAATCTCCTTGACTGCGGCTAGACCCAGTTCTTCATCTGTCGCGGTATCCGGCAATGGCTCCCGAAGCAACTCCCGGCCATCAGCCAGCAGTAGATTGGCTTTCCCGTCTGCCTTTCGCACCGTAAGATACGGGTTCCGATAGTACTGGTAATAGGTCATGATTGTGCTCCCTTGGGTCGTTGTAAGGTATCAGGTCTGCTTTACGGGCAAGAATTGCCACGCCTGACCGCATTCTCTTTCTGATCGCTCTAAGGACTGTCTGCTGGGCCGCTTCTTCCAAGGCAGCGGGAATCCCCGGCAGAACCTCGAAGGCCGAATGGATATTGCTCTTGAATCCACGCACCTTGGTCACGCCAACCAGGAGCGCCTTACCGGGCCTGTTGCCAATAACCAGACCCATGATCCAAACCAACTGTCCACCCTGGTCACTCTCAACACAGAGCGGATACTGTGGATACAGATCAATCCCATTTAAATCCCATCCATGATAGAAGTATGACGAGCGATCTGAGAATTCATCCACTGATCTAGTAAATGAACCCATATCAATGATGGGGCCGTTGAACAGGTCGGTAGGTTTCAACATCATTACTCCAAACACAAGAAGGGCGAAGCATTTAGCCTCGCCCTCATGATGCATCATTTGTTCTGGTTAAGCAATCCTACCTATATATCTCACGCTTATAGTGAGGGTCCATGGCCAAACATACCTCTTTGACACATTCCATCTTGGGGATATACACATCAAACCCATGGCGCGGCAGGTATTTTGCCTCAAATTCCTGATCCTTTACGGAATATACATTCACCTTATACACATATTGGCGCATGTTATCCGACACCCCAGCCACATATGCTTCCATTTCACTCAAAGAATGGGCAATGAATCCGCACGATTCAATATCACGAGGACCGAGCAACTTCACGATGAACATATCACACACCTTTCAAAAGACTAGGCCAGTTTGCAGGTGGCTCCGCTTCGCCGTATTGCCAAGGTTCGCGCTTCTCTACCTTATTCCAATTGTAATAACACTCAACATCCTTACGCATGAACCCTGAAATGTTACTGCCGTTCATGTTGAGTTTGACTTCGCCAATCTCATCCTTATAGGCCATGACCAGATCCAGGAAGTTCCGCATATCCCCCCGACGCCGAGTGTCATGCATCAGGAACCAGCCGCCCAACTTGAGTTTCTTGAATGTGCAGATGCCAAATGGGAACCGCTCATCATCCACCCCATCGTCAAAGATCAGGTCGAACATATAGCCATTGGTTCCATCGAGCCCAAGGTCATAGTCCAAAAGGGTGTATTTGTCATGAGGCACCTGGAGCGTATCCAAGTTCTTCTGGGTCCGGGCAATCCAAGTTGGATTGGTGTCCATGGACCACAAGTGATGCCCCGGTAGCAAACTCTGGGCAAGAATCTGGGTCGAGCCACCCATCCCAAACTCCAGGATGGTAGTTGCCCATTTGCCATACTTCTCCAGGACGGAGGCATCATATTTGGAAAGATCACCAATGAATTTCATTCCTGCTCCTGATCAATAGGGACCACATAGACGGGAAGCCCATGTTTTCTGGCCTTGGCAATCATATCAAAAGTGCCAATTGATCTCTTGTGGGGGATCGCAATCAGAGCATCGGCATATTTAGCCATAGCCTCATTTCTCGCCGGACCAGCATATTTACCCAACCCACTCCAATTTGCCGGGAACGATGTAACGATAATCCCGTTTAGGCTTGCCCATTGGCTTCCCAACCGATCCACTCCACGGGCTTCACCACAAACAACCTCAGAAATTTCAAACCCGCTAGCCTTAACGGCGTCGTCCACTTTCTTCATGGAAGTTTCCCATCTGGCCCCAGCTATAATAACTTTCATTATAACTCTCCCTTAATCATGTCACATATCTCATCATAGAAGGTTTGGCGTTTATCCCACCAACCCTCCATATGTTTAAGCGCATAAAACTTGGGTTCAATATCCAATGACCACCGTATAATAGCCTTCGCGGTTTGTAGGCTATTATGTGCAATCAAGAAGTTGGCCAGCAGGAAGTATGGCTCGATCCGAGTCGGGTCGCAATTGATGGTAGCCATGTATGCCTCCACAACCTCATTTGCCGGGGCGTGGGTAGTCTCAGCACATGCCGCGATCATCGAGTGGGCCATCCACAGGCTCTCGGGGAAGGTGGTTGCTGGGGCCTCCTTGAGATATTGTTTAAACAGTGGTGCAGCCTTCTCATAAATCTGGCTGTCCATATAGCTGGTCGCCAGCAGGTAGGTATATTGCAGATGCAACTTGGTCCCGACTGGAGTTTTCTTTTGAGCCTTGATGATGGCTGCGGCGTCGTCTATGAACTTGTTTTTGTTGTTGGACCGATCACCCTCATGGTGGACCAGGATCTTGATCTGGTCTGGGCGCATCAGGTAAGCCGTTTCGTAACTTTCAAGCGCCTCATGACGAACCCCAACCCACTTGGTATTGGGGTTGATCTTGAACAAGTGTGGCCGGTAATTGGCCATCTGCTTGTCAACATTGGCGATGCTGTAGCAATCCTTGTCCAGATTTTCAATGGCAAAGGGCATCCCCAGCACCATTTCATCGTCGGCATCCATCATGAGAACAAAATCATCTGGCCCAAGATCGGTAGGCAGGGCCACGTTTCGGCTATAAGCAAAGTCATCCTGCCAAGGGTCTTCAATAACCTCGCCTGGGATGCCTTCCAGCGTGCGCTTGATGATGGCAATAGTATCATCGGTCGAACCAGTATCCACAATCCGATAGCCATCAATCATCCACATGCATGAGCGCAAACACCGCTCTATGCAATGGGCCTCCTGACGGACAATCATGCTCAACACAACGCGAGGTTTCATTCTTTCTCCAGTGGATGTTTAACCTTGAACACGTTTGGCATTGTTTTCCATTGGAACCATATGCCAGGGATTGAATGGTAATACTTGTCGGCCATTAATGACACAATCTGACAGTCATCATTGTATAGAATACCCTTGCCCAGTGTCCTAACCCCAAGATAAGTGTGAACTTTAGGACCCAATGAGTCCATTATCAACTTAACTAAATTGTCGCAATCGGGGCGTCTAGTGTGATAATGTTTTGGATCTCCCTTGAAAAAGAATCTCACTGATATGGCTAGCGGGTAATCAAGTGGCTCTTTAATCATGTGGTGATAAAACACAAACTGGCGTATGAGTTCTTCAGCCTCACGGGTCTTCTTGGGGGTTACAACCCGGCCCTGCATGAACCGTGGCCTTCCCTTTGCCACTGGGGCAAAGGGAATCCACATCTCTCCATGAAGGTCCGGGATGTCTCCGGGAACCATCAGAACCCCAACCCATCCGGTTCCGGCTTGGCATATCCGGTGCTGGTTTCCCCGCCCGTCTTCATCTGCTTTTCCATCTTGCCAAAGTCCCGGACCATAATCTGAGTCTCCTTGACTACAGTTCCGTCTTCCTTGGTGAATTCGTTATAGTGGACCTTGCCACGAATCATCCATCGGTCGCCCTTCTTGAGCATAGGAGCCAAAATCTCAGCTTCCTTGCCCCAAACGACAATGGTATGCCATTCGGTAGTTTTCTCCCACTCGCCCGTCTTTTCGTTCTTGTAACTGTCAGAAGTGGCCAACCTGAACCGTAGTTGTGCCTTACCAGTCTTGGTGACTTTCAATTCACCATCCTGTCCCGAGTGCCCGATGAGGACCAGAGTATTGTCATCTCGCATTTCCAGAGTCTCCATGGCGTGATTGCCAATTCCATGATACGGCACCCGCAACCGGATGCCAGAATTTATTTTCAAGACAAAAAAATCCACCCGAAGGTGGAATGCGCCAGCCAGTCCAGCACAACCCTGGAGGGAATACGGATGATTACCTGATCAGCAGCGTATGGAGTTTTAGGGTGTTGTCCAGGCCCCGCGAGGTCTGGAACACTGGCTGGCGCATGAGAAATATGGGTCGCGGGGTTGACTTGGGCAAGGGGTGGCTTAAAATAGAAATACCGGGAAAAGCCGGGGAAAGGGGCACGATGCCACTCCGAATGAAAAATGAGCTTGCCTACCGCCACATTCAGCGGCAACTAGGGGAAATCCAGGTTGCCCTCCGGCTGGCAAACTCAATCCTCAAGGAAGACTCTGCTTTGCCAGGACTGGGGAAAGGAGTTGAGGGCCTTATTGAAGCCAAGCAGGCCATGTTCAAACGAATTATGGCCATGGAGGCAGAATAATGTCTCTCGCCAGGGTTTGGAACCTTAGAGTCAATCTTGACCTTTTCAATGCGGCATTCGCGGCTTTCCCATCTATTGAGGATAAGGCAGAATTTGTATCCGGATATTCATGTGGAATGAACTCCGGGTCTTTGGTCGATGGTCGGTCTGTTGCCTTCCAGCAGGGGTTTGCTATTGGGAAAGAAATGCGGATTGAGGCAGAAGCCTATCGAGAGATGAAATCTGTTGTGGGGAAAACAGGTGGAAGACCCCCAAAAGACGCTCAAAATAAACCTATTGGTTTACCAGATGGTTTACCAATAGGTATACCAGGTGGTGAACCTATTGGTGAACCCTATCCTTTAACCCCAATCCTTAATAAAATAACTACTACAACTACTACTCCACCTACGGTGGATCAGTCCAAGAAGTTGCCGAAGGCAGATAAGGCAAAATTTGCCGAGCATACCAGTGATGTGAAGGATGTTGTTAATGATCTGACCCGCGATTGGAGGGAAAAGGATCCTTGTGACGGAAGGGAAATTCACATATCAAGAGCAGGCTTTGCTTCAAGGGTGAAAGAAATTCTGGCTAAATACCCTGATGTAGATGGGGGAATACTAGTCCGGGCAGGTATGGCCTACTGTGGAGAACCAAGACAGCGATACAAGGCACCCCAATATTTCTTCGGCCCACAGGGACCGTGGAAGGACTATATTGAGGATCTCATAACAACAACCTCAAAAGGAGAGTGACAATGGATAAGTTTAGTGAAGCATTTGAGCGTGGGGTAGAAGATGAGCGTGATCTCATTATTGGCGTCATTGATGTCAGGGCAACAGACACCGATATTTCTGGCCATGTGATGTCTCTTGACCCAGAGTACTTTATGGGGAGAACTTACAGGCTCATTTGGACTGGATTTCAGGATATTATCAAGAATGGCGGGTTCATTGATTCCTGCGTTGTTGGTAAGTCAATGTTGAGCCATGGGGCATCAGACTGGGAAGTTTCGGCCATGAAAGAACTTTTCAGTATTGGGAGAGACAATTATGGTCCCCTTGACCTTGCCCCAAGGGTCCAAAGGGTAGCTAATCTGTTTAAACGAAGATTACTTTCCCGGTCTATGGAAATTTTGGCCAAGAAAGCCATCACTGATGATATTTCAGAAGTAGAGGCCGAGTTCACTCTGGTTGCAGAAAAGATGTCGAATGCGGGGACTGCACAGACCAGATGCAACACCGATTATGCTGACCAGTTTGAAGCCTATCTCTCTGGCCAACCGATTCTTCCTTTGGAGGCGAGAGAAAACCTCATCACCACCGGGATTTATGGACTGGATAAATCCATTGTCGCCAACCCCGGCAGATTGATTGTCATTGGGGGTTTGCCAAGTGCAGGGAAGACGGCCATGGCAGTTCAAATCATTGCCGAGACAGCGAAGCATGGTCGTCGGGTGGCCATGGCCTCTCTCGAAATGGATGCAGATGAAATAGCTGCCAGACTTGTTGCTTGTGCTTGCAGTGTTAACTCCTTGATTGCCTTGCGCACCGGGTCAGAATTGGTGGATAAGGATAGCCGCTATCACCTTGGGGTCATCCGAAAAAACATTGTGGGTATACATGGATGCGCTGGTGACACCTGGACTTCGATTGAAGCCGCCATTGTCCGAGAACACAATAAGAAACCGCTTTCTGTGGCCATTATTGACTACCTCCAACTTCTCGGAGCCCCCGATACCAAGAAGAAAAATTTTGACAATGAGGCCCAAATGATTGGAGAAATTACCAAATCAGCTAAGAGATTGGCCCAGAAACTCCACATCAATGTTCTTTTACTAAGCCAATTTAACCGCAAGATTGAAGAAGGAGAAGAACCGACGCTCCAGCACTTCCTTGGATCTGGACAGATTGAGCGGGATGCAGATATTGCCTTACTGCTGTGGAACACGGATGGCAAGGGTAGTGAACACGCAGCAATTCGCCCAGTTGCTTGTCGTATTGCCAAGAATCGTGGTGGAGAAAGATTTGGTAAAGTCATGTTGGATTTCAATCCGGCAACCAACCAGTTCACCCAGGGTAAGGAACGAGAAACCTCCTCGTCCCCTACTCCTGCTTACCCCACAAATAAGAAAGGGGCCGAAGCCCCTATCCCAGCATGGAAGCGTTGACTATGCCTCACTGGCGAACTTGTTCTTCCTCCACTCAGTCACGGCATTCAGGTCGTACAGATACTTCCTGCCGAGCTTAACGCACTTTGGTCCCTTGCCAGTCCGACGCAGGCCAAGCATGACGGAATACGTCAAACCAACGATTTCAGCGGCTTCCTTGGTGTCCACCAGAGGACAGAACGGGGTTTCGAGGGTCATGGAATCTCCTATGGGGAATTGTCCCATGTTTATGATAACCCAATTTGGCTTACGGTCAAGCAGAATAGACTTGACTTGTTTGCTTAGAGTGTTTATCTTCTGGTTGGGGCTTATCCCAACGAAGGAGATACCAATGATCGTTGCCAAGTTGAATTGCACTCAGATGTTGGTCAAGAGTGGAGATGGTCGCATCTTCATGGTTGACCGGCGAACTCCCGACCGGATGGCTCTGGTTGTGGAGGCCAGCCCTCCGAAGGAGTGGGAGCCAACCAAAACTATCATCCCTTTCCAACCGAAACGCTTGTTTAAACCCGAATGGTATTCACACGCAAAGGAGGCGTAATGACCGTAATCAACCCTGAAGAAGCCCTGGTTGCCTTCAGAGAACAACTTGAGAAGATGCCCCAGCCGGTGGTCGGCTTCGACAAGCGGCCTATCCACTGGCTGGTTCGCAAGACCGCCAAGGGCCTGCTTTTCCTGGACAGCGCAAGGCTGCTGACCGGGTTCGGCTACAGCGGGATCAACATGGAGGTCCACCACAAGATGGAGGGCCGGGTAATTGAGCCTGATGAGATGAGCCCGTTGTTCCAGAAGTTCCTGGATTGGCTTGGGTTGAATCTTCCCCAGTCCAAGGAATGGGCCGTGGAGTTCAAGTTGGGTTGCCCAGCCATCCCATGTGACCGGGAAGTGCTGCCGGATTTGGGATGATACCGCTTCTCATTGCAATTGCCTTCGTGATTTTGGTTGATTTCATCGCCTGTGGCTTTATACTTTGGAGAGAACGGAAGGGGCCAAAATGACCTGGAAGATTTGGACTGGCTTGATTCTGGCTGCGCTGATTGGCGGGTTCTTCACCGGAATCTTTGTCAAAGGCAACCATGAAGCCGCCAAGGCGGTTGCCGCTGAGCAGCAGATCAAGCAACTTGGAGATCAGGTGAAGCAGGAACTCCAGGTCAAGCAGCAGCAGGCGCAGGCCGTTGTGGTTGCCCAAGCCCAGGCCAAGGACTCTGATGCCAAGGCCCAGGCTCTTTTGGCCAAGTGGAACAACCGGCCAAAGCCATTGCCTCCGGTTCCTGCGCTGTCTGGAGAAACCCCGCTCCCAGTGATCCCCAATGACGATCTGGCCAATCAAACCATCCAGTCATTGGCCCAGGATGTTGCTGCCCTCAAGGTGGTCAACCTAAAACTGACGGAACAGATTGCCACTGACAACGTGATCATCAGCGACATGAACAAACAGGTTGTATTGGGTAGGGTGGCTGTTGAAGCCCAGGTGGCTGCAAACAATGCCGCTAAGTGGAGTGGGAGATTTCAGGGCGCAGAAGTTACCATCGGGGTCAGCGGAGTGCTGTATCTCGGACATCATCTCAAACTTTTCTAGGAGAAAGATATGCACGCTTTCATTGCAGGACTAATTCTTGGACTGGTGGCCGGTTCTGGTGGCACCGCCTTGATCTTCCGTAACAACACCGCCAAGGCTTTGGCTGCGGCCAATCTGTTGAATAGCAAGGTTCAGGCTGCGGGTGATTCCGTGAAGAAAAATATTTCTTAGCCTCTTGACTATCAATTAGTTTAACCGATAATACCTGTGCAGAAGAAATGTGCATGGGTATTACCTTTTAGGAGACACTATGAACAGAGTTGACCGGATTTTCTTTTATGGGTCAGTATGGATTGGGTTCACCCACTGGTGGACCTTGGTTCCTGGGTTCTGGCATTGGCAGGGAGTGATTGCTTGCGTCGGTAGTGCATTCTGCGGATTCCACTTGGGCCAACAAATCCGAGAATGGCAGGAGGGCTCATGACCCATCTCCGAGTATCCATCCACGAAGGCATCCCGCTCCCCAAGAAGGAACACAAGGCCGCTTACAAATACCCATTTGGCGGTCTCAAGGAAGGCTCCATGTTCCTGATTGAGTGCCCAGCCAATGACCGACAGAGGGTCATGAGGTCCGTGGTGGTCGCGGCCCACTCCTGGTGTAAACGGCGTGGGTTTCAGAATATGTTTACCTGCCGGACCTTGGCAAATGGGGTTGGGATATTTAGACTGAAGGAGGAAGCCGCCCCGGAGACAAGCGATGGCCACGATCACGATTGACGCCAAGAAGTTTGAGGTCCAGGAAGAAGTGGCCAACCTGCTAAGGGAAACCCAGGACCAGAACAAGTTCTACCGGACAGTGTTGGGCTGGATTGCATGGAACGAATTTCAGGGTCCAGCCATGAGTCTCCCGGTGATCAAGAGGCTGGCAGAGGAAACAATCAGGCTATATAGGTGAACTCCATGGAGAATAAATTTCAAAAGGCCCAGGACGAAGCAATGCGGGCATGGGGTGAAGGTATTGCAAAACAAGTTGATGCCGAGATTCTGAAAGAGTTCCTTAAGCCCACACAAAAAGGAGACAGCAAAATGACCCAAGACAAAAAGACGATTCATAAATATGTCAACTGTTCAAACCACCGCGATCCTAAATATGACATCATGGATGTTCTAAGGGCGTGGAGTCGATTCATTACTCTACACGATGATGCCCTGGATGTGATGGATGCATTCTGCGTCAAGGTTGAAACTGGCCAAGCAAGGTCCGTCGATACCTATGGCCGGTGTCTGGAAATTCTCAAGAAGGCCGGGAGGCGTTAATGAAAGGTAAGATCATCCCGCGAGGGCTCAAGAGAGAAAAGGGCACCCGGAGCGGTGAAAAGACATCCCACAAGCCACACTGGTTCCAGAGAACAAAGGAAGGAGAAAAGAGCTATGAGGACGGAAACAAGGAACAGTTGCCTTACACCCCCCAATGTGTGCCCTGCAATGCCAATCTTCGACCTTGAGGCCCATTACATCCGGCTGGAGCAGGAGTTGTTCAGCGACCCCGACGTTAGCGATGGCCATGCCTCGTATCTCATAGAGGGGCTTTGGGACATCTGGCTCCAGTTACCCAACGACGCCAAGGATAGGGCTCTTGACCGGGCCTCCAATAGAGTCAACAAGCGGGATTTTAGTAAGAATCTCCCGCATCTGCCCTTGAAGGGCCAGGAGAAAATATGAATTTCCCAAGGATATTTCATTTGAAGGAAAGCCAAGACCAGGGTGATATTTCCAAGACCGTGCTACAGCCAACCAGCCCCAAGGAGGAAGCTCTGGTCCTGGTGGTAGAAGTGTCCAAGGGCGCAGATGCGGTCTGGCATTGCGATGTGCAGAACCACAGCATCAACGCCCTGGACTTTGATGAAGCCCATCGTATCGTGCTGGAACTGGCGACCAAGCACTTGACCCTGAATACGCCAGTGGTGGTCCCGACCGAAGAAACGCCTGATGCCCAGGCTGAACCCATCCCTGACAACCCTCCAACCCAGGACTAAGTATTGCGGGATCGTTCAATGGTAGGACATCTGCCTCTGACGCAGCGAATATTGGTTCAAGTCCAGTTCCCGTAGCCAATTGATGGGTAGCTAAATGGTAAAGCACAATCCTTTGAAGGTTGCCACTGATGGTTCGAGTCCATCCCCATCAGCCAAATAGGAGATCACATGTTTGGGAATGACGATGAAAAAAGGAAGGCATGGAGAGCAGTCGTTGATGCCTTGGACAAGGTCAGGCCCAATTTCATGAGCAAGCCTGGAACTGGGATCGAATGTGCGGTCAGGGCCATTGAGGAAATGTCTCTGGAAGTCAAGATGTGGCAGAAAATGGCTGAGTCAAAATTACGGCCTGGGCTTATTGACTTTGAGGAAAGGGCAATCAAGGATCGGTTTCAGCAGATTGAAGGTGTGGTTAAAGACCTGACAAATGAACTCAGGGTTGCTAATGAAAAGATTAAGAAACTGGAACACGCTCCAATAAAACTGACTTACGAGCCCGTCGCTTTTCCGATGTATAGGGTAGATCCTGTTTGGCCAACTCATTCGGAAGCCTATGACGCTGGTAAGACAGATGGAATTAGACAGGAACGGGCTCGATTGGCCAAAGCGTTCAAGTGAGTCTTTCCGGAAGGAACCGAGAAATGAAAATCAACATCAGATTGTCAATTTCAGAGGACAAGTTGGGATCAGCCCAGGTCCAATACCTGGAGATGGTTGATTTGGAGCATGTGACTGAGGATATGATCATCAACCACATCATTCCCCATATGGTCAGGAGTCTGCTTCCGGTGATCACCAAGGTCAACCCATGGCCTCCGCGACCCAGCATTCAAAGTAGATCCGACAGCGAGGCTTGGGCCAGATTTCTAAAGAACCAAGGCCAGCAGATCCAGGGAGGGATTGGCCCGTGTCCTTAACCCCGGAAGAACAAAAGGTGGCCGAGGAAACCAAGAGTCACATGAAGGCCACTCTTAGACTGCACTGGGAATGGGAACGCTACCTGGGAGCATTGCAAGCCATCCTGGCAAGTCCACCCAATGAAGCCCATGCCATCGCACGAATTGCCCTTGACGAAGGAGACTTGAAACCTTACTTTTAGGTGACTCCTAACCTACCGCTCCGAGTCGCATGTGGTCCTCCAACCAGCCCCCTTGGCATCTCGCCTTGGGGGTTTTGCTTATAAGGTGAACAATGAAAAATCAGCCAAACACCATGGAAGAAGCCATCAAGATGATTGAAGGCTACCGATCCGAGATGGCTATCATGTGGGCTCATGCAGATGAGGATCTGGCAGAGATTAGAAGGCTAAGGGGTGAGGTCTATAGGTTGAAACACCCCAAGGCACCTATCCCCGCTTCACCAGAACAACCGGAGCATTGGTTTCCTTCAACCGACGATCGGTTTCCGCTTTCGCGGCCTCGCGTTTAACCTTTTGCCTTGCCTGAATTTCTTTCTGAACCCTGGCACGGGCACGGGCATCCCGTTTCTCATGAATAGACAAACCAAACAAAACATCGGGGACATGGTTGGACATAATTGCTCTCCAAACCAAGCATAAGTTGCCCACCGCACCTTGACAAGATGCCCATGAGAAGGCACTCTTAGGTTACGCTGACCCCTGGCCAGCCATAAGGGAACCCGAAGGTGGCAACCACGAACTACCATCATTGCCAACTGAGCGACGAGCTAGCGGGTAATCTCTATCGAAGCCTTGAGAGCGAGGAGGCGAAACTTGCCTGGCGTTTAGTGCCGCTTGGTGAGGTAAAGGTTGCATGGGCATTTGGTCCAGAGTCCATGCAAGACAGATCATATGGCCGAGCAGATACACGGGAGCAATCCCCCTGGCGGAACGATCCTACCGCGAGACTCCATAAGAGTAATCTGTTGCACTAATTGTCTAAGTTTATATCTAGACATCAGCTTCAACACTAATAATAGCGTTGGAGGCTCTTTGTCTAAATTAACCACCAGTTGACTCCAAATAATATCAGACCTCAAATAAACCCTGTCCTATGAGATGGGGTTTTGTTATATATAAACATATGTCTTATGCAACACTCCTAGTGTAAACACTGGGCCTAAAGGTGAAATGTAAAAACTGAAAATTTTTGGGGGTGGGATATCTCCAAGCCCCCCGGCCTCCACTTCATGGTCCCCAGCCCCCCGGTCATTCCTGCCTACTGTCAGGCCAGGGTAGGCAAGGCCAGCCCAGCACAGTCTACCCATGAGCACACATGGCCTAGTGAGTCACACTGACACACACTGCTAGAGCACGCTAGACTCACATTAACATGAGTGTCAAAGGCTTAAGTTTATGTGAGTGTGAGGGGATGAGAAAGATATCCTTCCACCCCATAAGGTAATGATCTACTAGAGTCTAACTCACATATCAATCCTTCCCAACCATAACATTACAATCTGACACAACTACACTCACATTCAATTCAGCCTATAGACACATGACACACATACACTAACATAAGCACAGTGTGACATGATGACACACTGTCTCACTGTATAAGACGTTTGGGCTACTGGATTGCACAGTTACAGCATGAAGATGCAACAGAGGACATGGAGAGTGTTCAGGCTAGGCCGACACATCTTTAGGACATGCACCCCAAGCGTACATATATAGTGTCCGGCCAAGTGTATACTTTTTAGTCACTCTACAGTGTAGAATGGAACGGTCGTTCTATTACCTGCGCTTATAGATACTTTTGATTTGCTTATACTTCTTGCACATCGGCCCATTGAGACTAACCTTGTATCAGAGCAAGATTCAACCAGTCCACAAGGAGTCCAGCCATGCATCATCCATTCCGTTTCTTCCTGGCATTCGTGGCCATTGGCCTAATCGTCTACAGCTTCCCTTACTGGCAAGCTACCCTGTCCAAGTAAACCCAACACTCCAAAGGAGAATCCCATGATCACACTCGAACAAGCTATCAATCTTGGATATGGATCACATATCCAATACATCAACCACCAAGGCCGTACCATCCGTCTGAAGATCAATGGCAAGGTTCGCACTTGGAAGAAAGATCAATCAAGGATTGAAATCCCCGTCAAGTATGGTCTTTACGAATATGGCATTCTCAACATTCACGATTTACCTAATATCACTCTTAGCTAGTGTTAACGATTGCATAGGCCAATACCCTATGCTTTCACTAGCACTAATGCTAGATTGGAGGGTCATTATGAGCCAAAAATTTATTGCACGTGAAAGATTTGAATTTTCCAATGGCGCTATTGGTTATCGTCCTGGCGGATCATTTGATTGTCTTGGACCATATGCCAAGGTTAACAATTGCCCCATTGAAATAGATGGAATAGAAGTGGATCGTTTAACCTGCTATGCATCTGGATATCCTGATACATGGTTTAGCTTGCCAGCTAACACTCGCAAGAATGGCAAGCATGTTACAGGTTATTTTTCTTCTGATAGTGGAGCTGTTAAATTTATGGTTCACAACAAATACAAGCATATTTTCCAATAGCTTAGTATTGAGCTATTCAGAGTCTAACCATTCTGAATAGTCCAGTACTAATACTGGAATGGAGATCACATGGGCCGCCTAGGTTATTACACTTGCGAAAATAGAGCATACAGAATGGCACTATATGATGAAATAAATTTTCCAGGAAGATTTTATTATACTCTTGAAAGATGTATGGAAGCCTATTTTGAATTGGTTATTCCATAGCTATTGTTAACGTCTGGTCTATTTATAGGCCAGTCACTAGCAATAACGCTAGATGGAGGATAGCTCATGCGCAAAATTGAGCAGCAAATGGTTCACGCCCTGGCCAATGGCCTAGACTGGCATTCTGGCAATACCAGTGTGACCAGCTTGGGTACTGTCAAGCTCCACGGTAACGTCATCGCCTATCGGTTGAACAATGGCGATCTATTTCCCTATAGCGTCACATTCCATCGCTGGCCCACTCGGACCACTAAATCCAGACTCCGGGCGCTGGGGCTGGACTATTCCCAGCTTTAATTTTCTCATGGGCCGGTGACTACTTTGTAGGCAATCAAAAGATAATTTTTATTTTGAATTTGCCTCTTGTTTCATCGGCCCAATGGGTTAACCTATAGCAAGCAACAAATTTCCCCGAGGTTACCAGATGCCCCATACCACCCGTGAAGCATGGTTACTGGATGTCACTGGACACATCGCCCCATGGTATGTGTCAGCCGGTCATCCAAGGGCTGTCCAACCTGCCCATGTGGCGCTCTGATGAGTGAGGTTTAAACATGCGAATACCTCTTTACCTGCGCTTCTGGAATCCCGATAGCGGCATCATCGGCGGATTCATCGCTGGTGCCTTGTTCATGCTAACCCTGGCCATTCTGGGCCGGATTTTTCTGTAACCTACCTTCCCGTGAAAGGGGAATCTATGAAAGCAGACCTGCAAACCATCACCATCAACGGAGTGGAATACATCCAAAAATCTTCCCTCCCGCCTAGCATGGTGCCTTCTGGCCCTGAGGTCATTGTACGCACCTATTCCGCTGGTGTTCACATTGGCACCATCAAATCCCGTGAAGGTAGGGAAATTACCCTTACCAATGCCCGACGGCTTTATTCTTGGTCTGGTGCTTTCACCTTGAATGCCGTTGCACAATCCGGCGTTAATCGTGGCAATTCGCGCATTTCTCAACCTGTCCCTGAAATTCTCCTGTTGGAAGCAATTGAAGTTATTCCAATTGCAGCCAACGTGGATCTTTCTTCAACGGAGAAATAACTATGCCTAAAATTTTTGACGGCTACGGCTCCGGCGACGGCGACGGCTACGGCTCCGGCGACGGCTACGGCTTCGGCTACGGCTCCGGCTACGGCTACCGCGACGGCTCCGGCTACGGCTCCGGCTACGGCGACGGCGACGGCTCCGGCTACGGCTACCGCGACGGCGCCTCCTTCGGCTACGGCTCCGGCGACGGCTACGGCTATGGCTCCGGCGACGGCTACGGCTACGGCTACGGCGACGGCTACGGCTCCGGCGACGGCGACGGCTACGGCTCCGGCGACGGCTACGGGAAAGGATAGGACCATGCCAACCGTGAAGCTTGGCTTTTGGATGTCACTGGATACCTGCGCTTCTGGAATCCCGATAGCGGCATCATCGGCGGATTTATTTTTGGCGCTCTGGTCATAGCACTAATCGTCACTCTGGCCCATTTCATCCTGTAACGGAGAATCCCATGAAAAGGTATACACCCGATGAATTGACTAAAATTCTAGCCGATCATAAAAATGGAAGCGGAAACCGTGCCGACCTGAGCGGTGCCAACCTGAGCGGTGCCGACCTGAGCGGTGCCAACCTGAGCGGTGCCAACCTGAGCCGTGCCTACCTGAACGGTGCCTACCTGAACGGTGCCTACCTGAACGGTGCCGACCTGA